CTGCAAGTATCCTTGCACATTCACACCAGAGTTGTCTAATACTAGTCATCTACACGCGTGTGGAGCTGTAATAGATTAACGTTCAGGTTTCTTTTAATTCACACCATCTTAGACTTTTAGTTTCTTATATGATTTTTCTGTATGTTGGCTATAGACCTGTAATTGGTTCCCGTTCTAACATCGGTGTGGTCTTCGGGTAGTTTTTGTGATCTTCACAATACTACCCGCAAACTTTCTAAGCTTGACGCGGCTATATGCGTGCTAACTGCAACTTCGTTACGGTATGGAATTATCGTTGACACTGTTTTATGTAAGCTACTCTAGGGGATAAACGATATCCATTTTTGGACTCCTTTATCTTAACTCTAGATGCTGGTTAGAACATTTGCAGTAATAAAGTCCATCATTAAAGATGGCGGCGATCACGTATCGCTTAAAGGTTTATATTAGTTCATTTGCCATTCCTCTGGGACGACAACTGAAACGGCAAGAAGCATTCTATAGGGAAGCCGAGCCGCAAGATGTATTCTGAGTCCGGGTCCTACCAAGTTAATGACAGAACGCTATCGACATGTTGATGCTTTCATCCATGTACGCGGGACATAAACAGGATAGATTTACTGAGCGGGGGAACAAGGTTCCGAGCTAGACACCCTGTAATGGGGATGGAGCTTACTTGTACGCCTTTTGGAACATCTTAGGATACCTTTTGAGCAAAGTATAAATATCGGGCAATGGGTGGCCTTAATAATAACCCCCAAATTCTAAGTAGAGCCATGACTGAACCACAAAATTTTTCTTCTGTTTCAAAGGTCGCAGCTACCTCTAATGCTGCCACTGCCGGCAACGGCATCGCGAGGCCAAATACCTTGGCCATTGATGCGACCCTCCCCTCTAATCCCGAGAATCGAGAGATTAGGCAAACACGGGAAGGTATGCATCCGACGGCGCGACGTCTATATGATGATTGGAAGAATGGTCGCACAGACTTCGTCACGGTTGCGCGCGCACACAACTTGCGCACAAAGATTCGACAATTTCGCAACCCAGATCATCGAGCCTACAACGATGATCCAGAATTTCAAGTTGATGACGATTGGTATGAAGACCTTATTTTAAGTTGCGACCTCGATTGTTGCTCTAGCCAAGGGCATGTTGACGCCATTAACTATCTACACTTTTCTCACGGAATCACCAAGAGCCGAGTTGATCGAAATCGAGCTTTGCGTTTGCGCCATCTCCCACCAGAACTTTGGGAGATGATCATGCCGGAGATTTTACCGGAATCTTCGGTGCCAGATGCATTATCCGGCTCTATGTCAATGCCGATTGTCAGAGATGACATGTGGGTATACGCGGTATCGTTATACGCGCGATGGGCCAAATTATCTGGCCGAGAACTTGATATAACTATTGTCACTGATTTAATTTATGAGAATGAAGGCAAAGGATATAACAAACGTATTCTGGAAAATGACGTTGGTTGGGACTGCGAGTGCCCATGCCATGAAGTTCTTGGACTTGGGCCTTTAATGGACCTTGAAGGACATGTTATCGCTGCGTTTAAACATGAAGTAGACGGTAATTTTGTTCCTGTTATGATTAAGAAGAAGACTGATACAGTCCATCCTTTGTTAAAGAAATTAATCTTTGACCCTGATTATCGTGCCATTGTTGCCGAAATGGATATCATGTCGCTTATGAAACTCCACCCGCCTGGAAACGGGCGTTTGCTTGATCGAACCGTCGAATACCTTGACGGTAACTGCTCTGCAGAAGAGTGGGAACAAGCATGGAGAGATACATTTGCTTGGCAAAAGAATGGCTTTTTCACAGTATTTGCCGACATCCACGATTTGGCATCATTAGCAAATGCCATACGTAAGATCCCTGACTGGATTAAGGAACAGATGGGCAAAATGTCTGAAGGTTTTCAAGAATTTATGGACTTTTGCGGCCAAAACAAGATGAAGATTGCGAGTATAACTATCGCAGTCGCTTGTGTCGTTGGATTGATGCTTTGTTTTAAGAACGACAACATGACTATGGCTGCCGCATTAACTCTTATTCTTGGCTTAGCCATTGGATCAGAATTTGACATGTATCTCCAATTCGCTAAACGCTGTTACACATTTATCACTAGTTTTACCAAACCAAGGGAGAAGATTGTCAAACAGTATCGCGGAGAAACAGCTGCTTTTGCTGCTGCTGCAGACGATGACGATGATGAGGTTGATCTTCCAAGAGGCAACCCATTTCAAGATTCAGATGATGAAGAATATGGAGCTCAGGCTGGAGGATTACACACAATCCTCTCTGGGCTTGGAAACATTTTCAACATTGCTTCCTTTAGAAATCTTGGAATAATTACAACAGTTTATGTTGCCATTAAATCTGCAGGATCTGCCATCGCATTTTTACTATCGCTGATTCCATATACGGCTCAAGCCTATCTTATGGAAAAATGGCCGACTGTAGCAGATGTCCTTGTTTATCACACTTCACCGTGGTATTCTCTTTCATCAAGAATTAAGGATATGACTGCTCGATTAAAGGATGATATTTCTGAAGTCACTATCACAGCTGCCAAAGAACTTCAGCAAGAAGCTGAAAAAGTTCTTTCTAAATGTATGAGCTATAAGTGGTATGTCCACGCCTCTAAACAATTAGGCGAGTTTGCCGATAAAGTTCGACAAGCTGGAACACAGCATAACCACCAGATTGGCGGTATGCGTGGTACTTTCTTTGACTTCATTGGAGCTAACCGCATCGGTAAGACCGAAGCTGCTCGTGATATTGCGCGTTTATGCGCCATTTGGGGCACTGGTACCGACGTTGGAGTTGTTTATGACTATCCAGCAGGACAATTTGCTGAAGGACTAACTGTTCACCACAAAGTCCTCTACTTCAACGATATGGGTGCTGGTACTCCAGATACTAACAATCATCGAGCTGAGACCATCATCCAAGCAGTTGATGGTCGCTTCAAACCGAACATGGCTTTTCAATCAAAAGGACATGAGTACGAGATTTATGCTGTTGTAGCTTCGGGTAATTACCCGTATTCTGCTACTTGGTCACAACTACGCAACACGGTTGCGTATGAATCGCGTCGTATCGCAGTCTATGTAGATTGGTCGGCGCGTTTTGCCAACATGAATAGTGACGCAGAACGCTTTGAAGCGCGAGAGCAATTATCTCAAGAAGAGAAACAACGACGTGCTCATCTGAAATTTTCAATCTTTCCGAATGTTCAACCCGCAGGTTATCTTCAGGGCACAAGCCCTGTACCTGACGGTACTATTTCAATGGATTGGGGAGCACTACAAGAATTAGTGCTTGACGAACTTACGCGAAATGCACATCGCGCTAAAGAATTCACCGTGCCAACTGACGATTTACACGCTATTGTCAATCGACATCGAGAACAAAATCGCTTGCCCGCAAGGTTAGAGGTTGTTGTTCCAGAATTGGCACCAGCTGATAAGCCTAAGTACGAACTACTTAAGAAAATTGGTATTGCCGCCGGTGCAATTGCAGGTGCCGCTGCTATTGCTGGTTTAGTCGCCCTTGCTGTTTCATACAACAAGAAATCGAGTTTTGAAAAGAACTCTGAAGGAGGACGATATAAAACCAGAGCTAATAAACGCAGCCTCAATTTGCGCACATTTGAGAAGAACTCAAACGTCAATGACGATTTAACTAAGGAGCGTATTGCGCGCCAGACAGTCATAATTTCAAGACCTGATGCCGACACTCGAATGTTCGGTATTATGATTGATGGCCAGCATCTTCTAACTACGGCTCATTTCTTTTGCGACGATTTCGGCAATCCGATCTATAACATCGAATTTGAGCTAGAAGCTGTCTACGGAAACGACGGGGAAACCCTCGTTCGTTTGGACTCTTTTGAAGCTGATCGAGTTGTTCATTTCAAGAACGATCTTTGTGTTTTCAAACTCTATGATCGTGTTCCTGGTATGCGCAAACTTCGTGGTCTCATTGCTGGAGACTACAAGAAACCAACTAAAGTTATGCGCTATGGTTGGAACATGTTTGAAGTTACTAACGCTTTTACAATGATCGACATTACTTATGCCGGAGCTGCAAATCGCGAAACTATTAAATGTGTTGCTTACGAAACATCAGCTAGCACTGGTGATTGCGGCCAGCCTATCATGGCCGTGATTGATGGCCAAATCAAACTACTTGGCATCCATAATGCTGGCAACCGCGTTCAAAAAGATCGCGGCACATTTTTAGTCATTCCAAAATTTGATTTTGATGAAGTCGCTTCTGTACCAGTTCCAGTGTATGCACCACATAACGGACGAGGGAAAACTGTTCCCGTTGGTAATTACGCCACTCTTGGCGTTGCGCCAGTTCCGATCTTTGCTCCAATGAACACCGCTTTGAAGAAAACAGCGATGTGGACCGAAGCATGCGGTGTTGACGTGTCTGCTAAAGATTTTGGCACACTTCTCGCAATGGAAGAGAAATTTGGGGTTCCACACCCCTTACCACCTAAGAAAGTGCGCGATTTTGCCATCCGAACAGCAGTTGCTGCATTTGGAGTACACTCTGAAGTCCCTCTGCGCCGATTAACGCGCGAAGAGGTCTTTAAGAGCATTGATTGGAGTAAATCTGGCGGCTACGGCTGGCCAGATCGAAAGAAATGCCGCAACGCTGAAGGAACAGATTTTACTGATGAATTTTGGCATAGAGTGGAGTATGTAATCGAACAAGCATCCACTTGGGATTTACAACCCTGCATTGTCACACCAACACTTAAAGACGAGTGCCGCAAAATTGAAAAGGTTTTGAACAAACAAACACGTACTTTTGAAATCATTCCATTTGATTACCTTTGCGCACACTTAGTCGTCGTTGGAGCTTTCCACGAACATCTTCTTGCCACAATGGGCCAAACACCTAGCATGATGGGAATCAACGTTGATTCCTTCCGTTGGCATGAAGAATGGAGTAAATTTTTCTCTGGGAAAGACGACGACTACTATACGTTTGATGGAGATTTTTCTGCATGGGATGGTAACGTCGCTAATTGGCTTGGCGTTATGTATCGTGATGTTCTTCGTAGCTTGTACAACAACCACGATCCCGCAAGGGATTGTCTCGAATACATCATGATGCACTCACAGATGATCATTGGACGTACCATTTACCTTCGCGGGCAAGGGAATCCATCTGGCAGAGTTGGCACTACTGACATCAATAGTGTCGCTCAAATTATGCTGCTCGCCTGCGCTATCAAGCAGATTAATCCTGACTTAACAGTTACTGACGTCCTTAACGGAATCAGACTTGCCGTTTATGGAGATGATAATGTTACACGCGCTGCCAAAAATCTTGGCATTACATTCAACGCGATTGCTGACCAACTCAAACGCATGGGCTGGACATTTACGCGAGGAGATAAGAGTATTGGAGGATCAGACTCTATGCTTCGCAAAGACATAACATTTCTTAAGCGCCACATGCTATGGAGCTCTGAATACCAGATGCTGGTCCCTTACGTTCATTACAAGACTATCATCGACCAACTTGCTTTCTGTCGTTCCACTGATATTGATATTGTTGAAGGCATGATTATTTCAGTTATGCGCACCTATGTTTGGAGAGGCAACCGAATCGTCACAGACGACGAGATACCATCTTCAGAACCACCTTTTGATGAGGTTGCACAATTTGTGCGCGACTGCGGTTATCAATGCCCCACTTATCGACAGATGAAAGCCGCTATGTTTGAAGATGATCATTACCAACATCATAACCCAAAGCGAGTTCAATTCGCCTTTCCAGCCAAAGATTTCCCAGAGCTACCAAAAGATTATTTTGAGAAACCAACTGAATGGATCAAGAACGGCAATATTTCAACTAAGGTTGACTCTTCACAGAATACTTACACCATCTATTCTGAAGGACCAACTGCCGTTGGTAACAAACGAGATACCAATGATCAGAAGGCTGAGGCTACCGTTTCTGGAAAAGGCAATGCTAGCAAGGGAGGTAACGGGCCTGTTATTGAAGAAGTTGATGATAAACCAACCAACTGGTTTGCATCTATGCCTGTTACTGGAGGACCACTCCTAAACCCTGGCTTCGATGGTAAAACCGTCGGAGTTTGGCTAGCTGATCAAGTTTGCAAGTCGATTGGACCAACTATCTACGAATTTGCAACAATGGAGGAAGAGATGGTCATTGAGAATTTTATTGCTAGACCTTCTGCTATTCTGAGCTACACTCTTGACCTAACGCTCCCTGGCGCCACTTTTATTGGCGCTATACCAATGACACCCTTCATCAATTTGACATCTTATGGTAGCACCACTCCAACCATAGGAAATTCTACTTTTATGACACCACTTGAGTTTGTTGCTACATTCTTTCGACGATGGCGGGGACATCTTCACTATAAGGTAAAATTTGTTGCACCCCGTTTCTTTACGGGAAAGATCGTGTTTGTCCTCGCTTATGGCGATTTCACACCACCTAGCACTCCACCAGCACTTTCAAGTTCTGGCCAAACCACAAGCATTCATTTTGATTTTGATGATACACGCCGTGAAATTGATATTGAAGTACCATACATAGCACCAACCCAATGGTTGGAACCATCTTATAATCATCCAGCTAACGCTAGCGCTACAGGCGCTGGTGGTAATACGCCACAGACTTCTATGGGCACAATCTGGATTTATTATGGCACCAAAATCACTTCACCATCACAATGCTATACTAGTGGGCCAGTCATACAAATTTGGCTCAGTGGCAGTGATTTCTGTTTTAACGACGCTGGCTCACCAATGGGCCTTGTTCCAACATATCTTGTACCATCGATGGCTGCCAAACATCAGACAGTCCTCGACGCAGAATTGGCTGAAGAGAAGAAGAAGCGTGATCAACGCACACACGTACTCAAAACATTCAAGAGTACGATGGAGATGCTTTACGCTAAAAATTCTGGCAGCTCTGGCATGACAGTACAATCTGTTCGCCGGGTTAGACGTGTCGATGTTAACCGACCAGTCGCACCAATACATGAGGTCAAACCCATTGAGCTGACTGAGCTTGCGATGAAATGGACACCACCAATCGCACTTTCTTTATCATCGTCATCGACCGGCGCTATTTTCACAGGTAACGTCCCCGACGACTTCGTTAACCAGAATGCCGGATACGTCGTTGCGTCATCTGAATACTTTCGGGGGAATCTACTTATACGGGTGGCTCCAAAAGGCAATGTCAACTTCGGAGGCCAGCTTTTGTTGTTCTTCGCACCATTCCAAGACAAAGCGACCGTCACGGCTGGAGGCTACGGCTTACCCGGCGTGTCATCGCTGCCTTATGCGCTTGTTGACTTATCTGCTGCCACTCCGGTCGTTTTTCGTATACCGTACCGCCATTACAACGAATACTATTCATCACAAGGTATTCCAAATATTGCGGCTCTTGCTGGAAGTGTGCACCTTATCAAATCAGTCCCAATCATGGTACCACTTGACTCTACGTGTGGGACTTCCTGCGACATCGAAATATCATACGCGTGGGAGAAAATGGAGATGGTTGTCCCAGCACAGAACGAGCCAGCATTGGCTGCACACGCGTGGTTCGCCACTTCTGGTAAGTCTCTTGTACCAAGTGGGCGAACTTGGAATAATTCGCATGCGGATTTGTCGCTTCTTGACGCGCCTCCACGCACACGCGATCATAAGAATCGCGGACCAGCGTCCAACGCGATGGTTGAGCGGATGGCGGGAGCAGTCCTTAATGCCATGCATGAGGATGGGCGTACCCCAGTTCAAAAACACGGGGACACGGCGTCGGCAAACACTGCTGTACAGGGTACAGAGTCGGATAACCCTGCGCGCGCCGACATTGATTCGAGCGACACTACCGATGAAACTACAGGCGCACAAACCATCACTTCAGCTGAGACAGTTGCGCAAACAGAAAATGCGATCACAGTTGTCAATTACCTACCAGTTATCAGCACACCCCAAGATTTGCGAGAGCTCTGTAAACGCTCCCAACCATGGCACGCTGCTTCTGGCACATTGGCAGCTGACTCACTTTACGTTACACCATTGTTCAATCCAATAGGAAAGTCGATGTTTTATGGGATTGGCGGAGTACCAACATTCACAGTAATGAACAAAATTGCTGCATGTTTTGTTGGCTACGTTGGGGACATATGTTTTGATGTTGATATACGATCAGGTGCAAATATGCGCGCCTGGATTATTAATGTTCCCATATGTTCAGCACCAGCTATCATTACCAACCCAAACGTGCTGCGCACAATGCTACCATTCCCTGGGAGTACAACATACCCATGGCTTTCAGCATTTGGTGTAACACCACCTACCACAGTTCCGGGAACTGTGGCCGACGTACCACTTGCGTCGTTATCATGCCCGGGTTTTTCGCGTGCCGTCATACCATTTCGTACTACCAAGAAATATTTGACAGCAAACGAACAAACAACTTCCAATCCTGCAAAACTACCTGATTTTGTTCCATTCTTTGTTATTTACTCGAATGCAGGAGGCGCGTATGATTTTACCGTCTACCAATCGATTGGAGATAATGCCAAATTTGGAATTTATCGCGGAATTCCAGCCATGTATATTGGGGGTATGTACACCCCAGGATCACCGCCAACACTGGGACAGGCTCCAGACGCGTTCTTCATTGTTCCATCTATGAAGAAATGAGGTTATCAAGAACCTCTTGCTTGCGACAGATTGATTTAATAATTCAACCTTCGTTCCTATTTTTGATTTTTAGGGACCGATTGTATTTTTGCTTCCGCAACAAGCCTTGATTCTACTCTAAATCCACAGAAAAACCATTTAACTTAGCTTAAATAAGATGGGTAACCACTTACTGGTCCATCTTTCTGTTCAGACTCCGAACATATATCGGACTGCATGCTCTCACGAGCGCCCACCACGGGGCCGTGTACGTTGCATGTCGCACTCACCGCCAATAGTATGGCAATACCAAGTGTGAGCCCTGAACTAGTTAGAGGGGGTAACATATGGTTTTTCCATTCCGAACTATAATATATTTAATATAGTCCGGAATGTAAATCTGATTTTAAC